GGGTGGCCCGATTACGCGCGAGGGAGGCAATCCCGTCTGCACTGCTGCTGTTGTGGTGTACCTCGTTACTGGTGGCACTTCGATAGAGAAACGCGACGCAGGCGCGATGGTGTTGGCCGAGGAAGTAGCCCGCCAGGTCACCAAGAACACCTGGGCCCATGAGGACACGCGCGCCCCGACTGAAATTGAGGCTATCAACCAATACTCGGGTGAACTCGACAAGATCGGGGTAGCTCTCTGGTCGGTCTCGTGGAAGCAGACGACCAAGTTGACGGACGCCGAGGCAATCGAGGCCACGCTCGATGACTTCGAGTCGCTGTACACCGACTTCGACCTGGCCCCGAAAGACGACGTTGTCGATATACAGAGCCGGGTCCTACTGGAGCGCAATCTTATGAGTGCCTATGGCCACATCAACATCGCGACCCCGGTGGTGACAACCATCGCGGTCGCCAACACCTATCAGAAGGCTGCCGGGACCACGGCGTTGAAGTTGGCGCATGATTGCGACATGCCCGCCACGGGCAGGCTGCGCCACGTCGGCACGGTAACCAAGGACTTTGCTGTCTCTGCGGCGCTGTCTGTGACCGTGAGCGCCGACGCCAAAGTTACCGTAGCGATAGCAAAGAACGGCACCGTCGACGCGGACACGGCGATCGAGCAGGCCGTGTCACTCACTGGCGGGGCCGAGGCCTTCGCGCTTGAGGACATCGCTGAACTCGCGTTGAACGAATACGTTGAGGTGTGGGTCAAGGCCGACGCTACGGTCAACGTCACCCTCACGAAAATGAACCTCCGCGTGTCGGCGAACTAGGAGACCCATGGCTGCGCTACCACAAGTATTTCTCAAGTCAGCTCCGGGCAGGATCGTCCGCGACCCGTACACACTCAAGAAGCTCGCGGACGACGGAGAGTGGAAGCCACGAACAACCTATTGGGAACGTCGATTGTTCTTCGGCGACTGCATCGTTTGGGATGCCCCCGCAGGATTGTCATCGATCCCGAGCTCCATCACGCCGGTAATCGACAACCCCCAACCCGAGTATTCGCCCAAGCGAGCGCGCAAGGACCGGGACAACGAGTAGCCCGTTGAGGGCTAGGAGACACCATGGCCATCAGTTTCAACACGATTCCTGCCGTCATCCGCACGTCCGGCACGCACGTCGAGTTTGACAGTTCTCGGGCGGTTCAAGGCCTATCGGCGATGCCGAACGTCGCCTTGATCATCGGACCCCGCTTGGTGGCCGTTGGCACCGTCGCGGGCAACGTCCTGACGGCGGTGCCGAGTACTGCCAAGGCAGAACTGTACTGGGGCCACGGGTCGATCATTGCCGGGATGGTCGACGCGTTCAAGACGCGCAATCCCTACACCGAATTGTGGGGTATCGGGGTCGAGGTCGACGCGGCTGGCTCTGTGTCTGCCGGTTCGTTTGGCTTCACGGGGACCGCTGCGACCGCGGCCGGCGAGGTGGCTGCCTACATTGCTGGCGAGCGAATAGCCGTGTCGGTGGCGATTGGAGACACGCCAACGATAATTGGAACCGCGTTGACGGCGGCAGTCGTCGCCTATTGTGCGTCCCACAATCTACCGGTGATCGCGACGGGGACGGCCACGACCACCATCACGGCGCTGACCAAGAGCACCCTCGGCGCTGCGATTGACCTGCGTCTCAACTATCAGGCGGGCGAGTCTTTGCCGGCTGGAATCGGTTGCACGATCACTGCGATGACCGCGGGCGGAAGTGGTGCGACGTCCATTGCCACGGCCATCGCCGCCATGGGCGCGCAGTGGTTCAACACCATCGTTTGCGCGTTCAATGACGATACGAACATGGACCTTCTTGAGGCCGACCTGGACACCCGCTGGGGTCCGATGGTCATGCAAGACTGCCAGTGCTTCATCGGTGCCAACGTAGCCTACGGGTCATATGCGGCGCTCGGCAACGGTCGAAACTCGAAACTCACCACCTACATGGGCGGTGGCCTCTCGCCGACCCCTCCCTGGGTGTGGGCATCAGTTGCCGCGGCGGCGGATTGTGCCGAGTCGGACCCCGCTCGCCCGCGCCAGACGCTGGCCCTCACCGGCTGCAAACCGCCAGCACACGGTGCTGAGTTCACCTGGCTGGAGCGCAACACGCTCTTGTCCGACGGCATCTCGACGTACAAGGTCACGCCGTCAGGCGATTGCATCATTGACCGTCTGATCACCACCTATCAACTCAGCCCTGCCGGCGCATCGGATACGAGCTACCTCAACATCGAGACCATGAGGACGCTCGCCTACCTGCGCTACTCGTGGAATGCGTGGGTCAACCTGCGGTACCCACGGCACAAGCTGGCTGACGACGGGACTGTGTTTGGGGCTGGTCAGGCGATCGTAACCCCTGCCATCCTCACGTCCGAGGCGCTCGTTTGGTTTAAGGAGTTGGAGCTCCTAGGCCTGGCCGAGAACTTTGAGCAGTTCAAGGCGGAGGTGGTTGTCGAACGAAACGCGACCGATCGCGATCGCGTCGACATGCGGCTATCGCCCGACATCATCAACTGCTTCCGCGTACTAGCAACCCAAATCCAGTTCATTCTCTAGGAGGCGCGTCATGGGCCAACTTACCGGCGTAGTTACGATCACAGTCAATGGCGCCCGCCAACAGTCGGATGACGGTGCAAAGTTGAATATGGGCGGTGTCGAACGAACGCCCCAGTCCGTCTACGGCTACACCGAAAAGAAGGTGATGTCGCAAGTGGACTTCACCCTGTTTCACGACCCTTCGGTCAAACTATCTGACATTGGTGCATGGAAAAAGGTCACCGTGCGTTTTGAGTGTGACAGCGGTCCGGTCTACACCATCGCCAACGCGTTTACGCTGAAGCCCCCAGAACTCACCGGGGGTGACGCCAAGGTGGCTGTGACTATGCAGGGTGACCCGGCAATCGAGGAGTAACATGAGCGAAAACATCGTTGTGAAATTGAAGAAACCAATTGACCATGCTGGAGAAACAATCAGCGAAGTGTCATTGCGTGCAGAAATGACGGTCTCAGACCTTGAACACATGGATGCAGCAAAGGGGCAAGTCGGCAAGTCGGTCCACCTCATCGCCCACCTATCAGGGTTGTCGTTGTCGGCGGTGCGAAAGCTTGACGTGCAAGACTATCTCGCCGTAGACAAAACTGTGCAGGAGATCATGGGAGAAGACCCTACCCAGCCAACTGGAGGGACCTAGTCGGAGACTTGGCTTTCGTCTTCCATTTTCAGCCAAGCGAACTGAGTAGGCTCACTGTGGCGAAAATGCTGGCCTGGCATACTCAGGCCAAGAGATTCGAGCGCGCAAATGGCTAACCTCAACGTTTCGATCATCATGCGCCTGGTCGACCAGGTTAGCGGCGCGGCCAAGCAGATCACTTCGTCGTTTTCCTCAGCCGTTGATGGGCTCAACAAGTACCGCGATCGCGCCAACTCCGCATTTCAGAGTGCAGCCAACATCAAGCTTGCGGGCGAGGGCGTCAGCGACTTGGCGGATCGGTTGCGTTCGTTGTCCGCCGCCCCAATAGCCAGCGCGACAGCCCTGCAGCGCGTGCTGATGCGCCTGACCGCCGACACGGGGGCGAGCGCAGCAGAGGTGCAGTCGTTGGCCGAGAAGCTCACGGGTATCGGAGCGCGTACCGGCAAAGAGGTCACCGAGCTCGCCGGCTCGATGCGGGTGCTTCGCAGGACAGGGATGAGTACGACAGAGGCGTTGAGCAGCCTGGAGGCGGTGGCGGACGTAGCTGACGGCCAGATGATCTCGCTCGGCGAGTCAACGGGCATGGTCGTCGGCGCCATGAAGGGATTTCGCGAGACCAATATCAACCGCGTGACCGACCTGCTGACGGTGGGCGCCCGCGAGTCCAAGATGTCTTTCAGCGAGTTCGGCTCGATGCTCCAGTACATTTCCCCGATGGCCCGCGGCCTTGGTGCCGACCTCGAAGGAACGGCAACGGTGTTAGCTGCCGTAGGCCAGTCGGGAGTCACTGGCGGTAAGGG